CACGCGTGCCGTGGTGTCTGCCATCACTGGCTCCTCTCGATGTAGGTGAGGACGGCGATCATCTGGTAGTCCTCGGTGCCGTCCTCGTTGGTGCTGAACTTGTTCGGCCGCGCCGTGACCTCGTGCGCGTACCAGGTGACTCCGTCGGGCGCCTCCGGATAGCCCCTGCGGTCGATGGCGTCGGCCACCTTCGCGAGCTCGCCCATGGCGTCTATGCGCCCGCGCTCGTCGGACGGGTGGCATCTGAGGTACAGCTCCCAGCCGTACTGGTAGACCCCGCCTCCGGCCAGGTACCTCCGCACGACCGCCTGGGTCGGCGCCGGCTGGATCTGGGCTGAGACCTCGGCGATGGTGCTGAACTCCCCAACGGCCACGGGGACGGGGGAGAGTATCCCCTCGACCCACGACTCGACCTCCTGTGTGACGTCGGTCACCTGCCGCCTCCCATCGCGGACCTGAACATGGCCGCCCAGGCGGTGCCGCGCACGGCTGCGGCCGCGACGGCCCAGTGGGAGCACGTACCCGCGGTCGTGTGGTGCAGGGAGCCGTCGTAGTACTGCCGCCTGGCGTAGCGGCTCGTGTCCTCGGTCCCGCCCCACTCGAGCGTGGCCTTTCCGTCCGACAGCACGGTGCGCCCGGAGTCGCGAAGCGAGTTCCCGGCCGTCTTCTTGCCGTCGTACGGCACGAACCGCTCGCAGTCCGCGAGGGCGTTCTCGGCGACGGTCCCGAGCGCCGCGTTGAGGTTCCTGCGCTCGTCGGGGAGCACGCTGCCGAGGTTGATGCCCTTCAGGGATATCCTCACCGCGCCGTCACCTCCATGTGCTCGAAGCGGCCGTCGTCGGTCCACGGCTGCACCCGCGACACGCGCATCGCCGCCATGGGCGGCTCCGCCTCGGACGACGGGCCGACCATGATGCGGTCCCCCGCGGCGATCGTCGGCTGCGACCACAGGTAGGCAGTCATCTGGTCCTGGGTGGTGGCCCCCACGGAGCCGGGAACGCTCCCAGCGGACCAGTCGACGCGCACGTTGGTCACGATGGTGCGGTGCCACTCGGCCGCCTTCGGCGTGCCCGCGTCGTGCCAGATGGTGACTGTGTCCCGCTCGATGGCCATGTCAGCACCCCAGCCCGCAGTAGAGCAGCCCCGTGCCCGTGAGCCACGGAGCCACCGCGTCGGTGTCTCCCCTGGCCGCTTGGGCGTCGGTCCACGTCTTCGAGGTGCCGCCTATGGTCTGGCTCTTGAGGCCGTCGTGCGACCCGTCGGCTCCGGTCACGTGGTCGGCCATGGCGCAGAGGGCCATCGACCACGCCCCCGAGCACCTGTCGGGCACGTCCTCGCCCGTGATGGCCACGAGGCGTGCGCGCGCGGCGGGGAGGGCGTCCGCGAAGGCGTCCTCCCCGAGCTTGCCGCGATACCCGTTTGGCGACGCGTAGGTGGTGTATGTCAGCGTCGGGGCCGACATTACGCGGCGGCCTTCTGGTGCAGCACGCCCGCGGCCTTGGTGGCCTTGAGCGCGCAGCCGCAGACGAACTCCGCCTCGGTGTTCTTGACGGCGCCGGGCGCGGACCAGTCGGGGAGGCTGACGGTGATGGCCGAGCCGCCCTTGAGGGTGATGCCGTGGAACCCGTCCATGCCGAGGCAGGCGGCGTAGACGTCGTTGTTCGTGATGCAGCCGTCTCGCATCTCCTGGATGGGGATGTTGTCGTAGGTCTGCACGGGGCGGCCCGCGGTCTCCATGGTCTGGGTGCCGAGGCCGAGGACGCGCATGATCGCGTTGATCCTGACGTGCATGGCGGGGGAGACGAGCAGGACGTCGGGCGTGCGCATGAGCGAGGACAGGAGCGTGTCCATCTCGGTCGTGAACGCGAGGGCCGAGGTCTGGGTGATCGTGGCGAGGTCGACGGCGGAGGTGTACTCGGTGGAGCTGCCCTTGACGGCCTTCGCGAGCCCGTCGAACGCCTTGGTCTCCGTGTCCTTGTCGCCGCCGACGACCTGCTTGTTGAACGCTCGGATGATGGAGTTCTTCTCGTCCTCGAGGTTGGCCTCGTAGACGTCGTTCGCGGCGTCCCTGGCCACGCGGTCCATGGGGAACGACGCGGAGAGGATGCCGACGTTGGTCGTGACCTTCTCGAAGGTCACCTGGGAGGTCGTGGGCTCCTCGTTGAGGGAGCGGAACGCGGCGCTCATCGGGGTCTTGATGCGCTTGTAGCCGTACACCATGTCGCTGGTGCCGTTGGGGGTCATGCAGTCGTCGAACGTCATGGCCCCGAGCAGGTAGCTGTCGGTGATGATCTCGTTGATGAAGCCCTGTACGAGCTTGTCGCCGGAGTTCGTCGCGAGCTCCGTGAGGGTGATTGCCATTTCTTCTCCCTAGGTCCTGGAGGCGAGCCCGTCCCTGATGGACCTCGCCTCGGTGTTCGCCCCGCCGGCCGGCCTTCCGCCCGTCGACAGGTGCCTCTTCTCCTGTGCCTGTGCCTTGAAGAGGTACGGCTTGGCCTCCGCGAGCTTGGACACGTCGCCGCCGTAGTCGTCGAGGCAAGCCCTCGCGGCCTTCGCGTCGATGCAGCCCGCGGCGGTGAGCTCGGTGTTGAGCTTCTCGTCGGCGAGCTGGCTCTTGAAGTCCTCGATCTCCTTGCGCAGCTGCGCGGTCTCGTCACCCGAGGCGGCCTTGGCGTCGTTCTGCGCCTTGAGCTGCTCCCTGAGTTCCGTGATCTGCTTGTCGCGCCGCTCGATGTCGCGCTCGTACTGGTGGCGGTTGACCGTGCCCTCCGTCGCGTCCGGGTCCTGGGGCTTGCCGCCCTCGCCGTCCGCGCCCTCCTGGGGCTTGGGGTCCTGCTTCGGGTCCTGGGGATTCGCTCCCTCGCCGGCCTTGGGGTCCTGGGGCTTCGCACCCTCGCCCGCTGCTGTTGCAGGGTCCATCTCGTACCTCCTCTTCGGCATGCCGGGGCGGGGATGCCCCGACGATAGGAGGGTCTGCCATGGGTAACGTCTCAAAGGAAGAGGCCCCCGCTGGTGCGAGGGCCTCTGGCGTGCGAACGTGTGTGGGCGGGCCTAGGAGGTTTTCCTCGCGTTCGCGATCTGAATCGCCTTCACGAACAGGTCGTAGTCGTGGCTCCACTTTTTCGAGTCGATGAAGTCGAGCATCTCCTGTACCTCGTCGTCCCCCCTGAGGGTCGAACCGATACCCACCACGAAGTCACTGTCGTTGAGAATCGCGTAGAGCGAGCTCTTCAGCTTCCGCTGCTTCTCCGTTAGGTTTCCCGTCATCATCCTCACCGCCATACCTCATCTATCGGTACCTTACCGATGATTGAGAAGTCCCTGTTCTCCCAATCGTTTTCGAAGGTGTAGATGTAGTTACCTAGCGCCTTCCACGCGACTGGCCTTCCCTGCATTTCCTTGCTCAGGCTGGTCGAGATCTCCGACATGACCTGAGCATACTCCCTTGGTGGAAGCCTCAGCTCTGGGAGCGGAGATATCCCGAGCCTCCCGTATTCGACCCCGGTCGATGTCGCCGTGCTCGTTCCGGAGCTCACGTCACCTCGTTCCATGATCGAGACGAACGAAGGGTCGAGGATCGAAGTCTCTCCTTTGACGTAGGCGGAGAAGCTCTCGGCGATGTACTCGCTCGTGCTCGCGTTGGCATACCCGGAAATGCGGGGGGCGTAGGTCGACATGGACTTGCCCATGGCGTTGTGCTCGGAGGCGCCAAGCATCGTCCACTCCGCGTGATGGCCCATCTCGTGGACGGTATAGTCATGCACGGTGCCGTCGCCGACGAGCGACCTTCCCGCGGCCTTGTACCTCGTCGCGAGCTCGAGCTGCCTGCCTCTCAGCTTGTCGAGGTTGTCCATGACGATGTCCCATGCGCGCGAAGCCTCCCCGTTGTGCCCGGCGAGCGTCTCGGCGTTCTTCAGGATCTCCTTGTTCAGGAAGATCCCGTGCTCGACCGGGTTGTAGGCCATGATCGCGTCGGAGTCCGAGAACACCTTCTTGCCCTGCGCCGACTTAGGCGATATCGCCTTGATGCCGGAGAGCTTCGGCATGTCGAACTTCGAGTAGATCTCGTCGAGCGTCCTGTTTACCTCGTTCGCGGTCTCGGTCGACAGTCCCTTGTAGTTCGCCTGCCCCTTGAAGGTGGGGGAGAACCCGCCCTGCTTGATGAACCTTCCTGCATATCCCTGTGCCTCTTCGACCGTCTTTGCAGGAGAGAACGTCGGGCTCGGTGATGTCGTCTTCGCCTTCGCCGTCGGGTTCGGGTACTGCCCATGCCACTTGGGCGCGTTGAAGTCGACCCGGCCGAGTCCCCTCGGCTGCTGTGCGACCCCGTACGCCCTCTCGCGCTCGTAGTCGCGTCGTAGTCCGGTCGTGGCGCAATGTGCCCTCAGGCTGGCCTGTGCGCGCCCCAGGCGGTACCTGTCGGCGGTCATGTCGAGTCCGCGTTCCTGCCCGAGCGCGACCCTGCGCTTGAGTTGGCGGACCTTCCGCTCCATGCCGCGCTGCCTCTGCTTCGCGGCGTAGTACTCGTCCGAGCTCATGCCGACGCGCTCCTCCTGCTCCGAGAAGTCGGTCGAGGGGAGCTGGCTGTAGCCGGGGACGTAGGGCGTCATGGAATGTAGGCAGTTCACGCCGCAGAGCCTGTCACCCAGGGCGGCGTGCGGGCCGGTGCCGTGGTATCCGGTGCCCTCGTCGAGGCTCGGGTATCGCTTGTCCCTCCCGGAGCGCGAGTAGACCTTCCCCTGCCACTCAGCGTGTGACGGCCGCGCCCCGAAGTGGGCCGACACCATCACGAGGTCGCAGCCCCACTCGTCGCATCTGCGATTGAGGAGGTCGGCCTTGGCCTGGTTTGACTGGGAGACGACGTGCCTGCGGGTCGCGGCGTCGATGGTCGTGCGCACGCCGGAGCGGTAGTCGATGGTCTCGAGCCCTGCGTCGGACAGGCGCGAGATGGCGTCCTCCATGACCTCGCGGTAGCCCTTGCCCATCTCCATACCGGTGACCGCGTCGGACGTGACCTTGTACCACATGTCCGCCACGTCGTCGGCGAGCGCCACGTTCTGCCGTCTCATGACCTCCGACATGCCGCGTGCAGCCTCGTTGAGCTCGTTGTTGGCCTTTGTGGTGAGGCTGGTGAGGCCGTGGTCGTAGCCGTACGCCTTCGCCAGGGACGAGACGAGGAGCTCGTCCTCGCCCCGCATCGCCTCCGTGAAGGCGTCCTGCGTCTCCTTGGTGACCTTGCCGCGGAACCTGTCCCACGCCTGCATCGCGACGATCTTGGAACGGGACGCGAGCACCTGGAGGCGGTCGGGGTTCGTCACGGCCTCGTCGAGCATGTCGAGGAAGCGTTCGGTGAGGTAGGCGACGTAGCTCTGCTCCGAGCCACGCACCAGCGTCTCGGCGAGCCCGTCGAAGGCGTCCGTGGCCATGGGCTACGCCTCCTCCGGCACCGCCTGCTGGGAGCCGACGAGCGCCTTGGCCGACGCCTCGTCCATGCCGTAGTAGCGCACGGGGTAGAGCCACGCCGGGGCGAGCCCGCGGCTGATGTCGTCCTTCATGAGCGCGCGCTCGGTGGCCGTGTCCTCCACGATGGAGTCGTCCCAGCGCACGTCCACGTCGAGGGACGAGGGGACGATGCCGCGCAGGGCGCACTCGGCGGAGTACGCCCCGGAGAACAGGCGGCGCAGGCTCTCGCCGACGCCCTGCTCGTGCTTGCGCACCGTGCGGAAGAGCTGGCTGTTGTCGGAGCTGACCTCGGTCGCCGTGCGCAGGCCCTGCTGGCGGCTGTAGCTGAGGTAGTTGGGGCCGAACCCGCACTTGGCGCTGAGCAGCGACAGCGCGGAGTTGATCGCCGCGTCGCTCTCGTCGGCCCCCAGGGGAGGGGCATAGACGGTCATGGGGCTCTTGCCGTCGATGGTGCTCCTCACCGGCCTGAACATCTTCTGGTCGATGGTGTCGCCCAGGAGCGGCTCCCCGGTCTTGGGGTCGCGCATGAGGCCCGACTCGTCGACGATGACCCTCGGCTGGCAGAGGCGCAGCATCCAGTAGCTGCGGTCGAACGCCTCGTCGACGCACTTGATGGCGTCGATGCCGTCGTCGTAGACGCTGACTCCGAGCGGGCAGGCGTCCTGGTAGGTGTTGGAGATGGCGGGGCGCACGAGCGCGTAGGTGGGCAGCGTCGAGCCCGTGTCGAGGTCGGGGAGCACGGAGTCGGTGGCGACCGGGACCTGGTGGTTCCTGCGCCCGAAGAGCCACGTGCGCACGTGGTAGGTCCCCCTCGTCTCTCCGACGGGCTCGTGCACCTGCAGGCGGTCCAGCAGGACACCGCCCACGAGGACGGTGTCGACGAAGGCGCAGGAGACGGAGGAGTCCACGTCGGAGAGCAGCGGGCAGATGCCGCCCGCGTCGTGCCACGAGAGTCGCACCATGGCGTCCTCGAGCGTCTCGCCGTCGGTGGTGAGGCCGAAGTCGCACGACCAGGCCCCCGTGCCCAGCGCGAACGCCAGGGCGAGGTGGTCGGCCTCGGTCCCGACGAAGTCCCCGAACCGCTCGTCGAGCCACGAGTTGAGGGGGTCGTCCTCGGACGCGATGACGGTCTTCTCGTCCATGACGAGGCTCGCCCACTCCTCCGCGACCATGCGCGCCGGGCGCAGGGACAGGTGCCCCTCGGGGGATCCGCCGCGGCCCGTGTCGAGGCGGTCGGAGGCGTAGAAGTCGTTGTCGACCTGGTACCAGCTCCACCACGCCTTGACGTGCTCGTCCATGACGTTGCCCGGGCGGTACCCCATGCGCCTGAGGGCGGTCACCGCCCAGCCCGGGAAGCCGTCGACCCGCTTGTCAGCCATGAGACCTCCTACACCATCGCCCTGTCGCCTATCAGGCTCGCGCAGGCGTAACGCAGCGCGTCGATGGAGTGGTTGTCCCTGTCGGGGAGCGCTCCCGTGACCTCGCCGTCGCGGGTGAGCGCGTACTGGTAGGCGGGGATCTCCCTGGCCGCCAGCTCGCAGCGCGGGTCTATGACGATCGCGGCGCGGTCCTGCAGCCAGCGCACGGAGTTGCGCACGTTGTGCGCGCCCTGCTTCGGTGCCGACACCGCCTGGATGCCCACCTCGCGGTAGTCGGCCACGCTCTTCGGCTCGGCGCCGTCGCACATGACCGTCGCATAGGGCTCGGCGTCCTCCACGACCTCCCCGTCGTCCGCCACGAGCGCCCTGGCCATGCGGTCCGCCACCATGCGGGCGGTCTCCGCGTTGGAGAGGCCGTGCCCGTGCATCTCGTCCAGGACCCAGAGCGTGCGCGTCGCGGGGTCGTAGGCGGCCATGAGCCACACCCACGGGTCGGTGGAGAAGCCCCAGTCCACCCCGTAGACGTGGCGCTCGAGCTCGCGGCGCTCCGCGTCGGTGACCTCGCGCACCGTGGCGCGGGCGAAGACCTCGGCCCCGTAGCCCACGGGCTCGCCCAGGTACTCGTGGCGGTAGCTCTCCTCGTCCGCGAGCCTCAGCGCCTCGGCGTCGTCGCGGAGCTGCTGCGGGACCCACTCGCGGGGCATGTCGAGGTAGCTCGAGCGGTGGACCTCGAGCCCCGCGGCCTCCCTGCGCGCGATCTCGGCGTTGGCCCACGAGTCCCGCGATCGGGGAGGGTTGAAGGTGACGAACCGGAAGAAGGGGCCGGGACCGCGCGTGGTCGACTGCTCGGCCGTGCGGATGGCCGGCATGCCGGAGAGCTGGTCGGCCTCCTCGAACCACTGGTAGGCGAAATAGGTCCCGGCAGGCGCCTTGACGGCCTTGGTCTTGTCGGCCGAGTCCATGCCGTGGAAGAGGGCCACCTGTCCGGTCTCGCGCCTCGTGACGGAGAGCGGCGATGTGCGGAACGTCCACTCGTCGGCCACGCCGAGCGCGCCGAGCGCCCAGGCGAGCTGCTCGAAGACCCCCTCGCGCATGTCCTTCTGGCGCTGCATGACGACGTAGGCGGAGCGGTCGGGGTGCCGCG